TAGCGGTGAGGGATGACGACACAAGCCCGGTCGGCAGCCGCTTGACAACCGTTGCCGTGGCATGCTGGGCATCGGTGACAGCGGTAATCTCGACAATGCCGGACCCGGAGTGCAGGTACTCCCACTGGCAGCCGGGAGAACCGTCGTATTCCTGCCCCTCCAAGGTCGAAGGGCGAACGGTCCCGCTCGTACCGTAGGGAGCGGTCAGGCACTTGTAGTAATTCGTGCCTGCCAGTCGCTCCTGGTTCAACCAGTAAATTGTGTCCGTTTCCCATCGGCGCGTCGCCGTGGTCGGGGCCTGTTCGATCCTCATCAACTGGCCGATCATGCTGGAATCGAACAGGGCGAAGTTCGCCGTGACCGTGACTGACCCGGTATAGTTGGAGACATAGACGGTCTTTGACGTATCGGTGTTCATATCCTGAAAAGGACCGTCGGTATTATCGAACTCCTCCAGTGTCCACGATGAATGACCGGTGCGGGAGAGTTGCATTGGTGCATAAGATGGATGGACCAGTGTCATGATGTCGGCGTTCTGGCTGTACTTCAGCAGGTCCAGATCCTCGACGGCGTAAGGCGTCGGTATCTCGTAGACCGCTTGTGCTACCCACTTACCTGCTGCAAGGTCGACCGAAAACGTTCCGGAGGTGTGGGCTGTCACGCAGTAGTAGATGACATCGCTCTCCTTGACGAAATCACCAACAACGTAACCATGCGAGGTCTGCCATGCGTCGGTATCGCTGGTCGTCTTAACAACCGTCGCGCCGTTCTTATGAACGCGCATATACTCGTCGCCGAACTCCAGCACATAGGTCTGCTCGGTGTTGAACTGGAACGGGATCAGGCGGGCCTCGCCTGAACCCTTTGTCTCGGCAACGTACTTGGTGCCGGGACGGTTCACGACCCCGCCGTACTGCCGCACGATAAAGTTCCGGCAGGTCTTGAGGCCGGTATAGTAGCGGGCAAAATCGATCCGTCCATACATGGACGGCGAGAGTTCGCCCGCAGTGAACGACGGTTGTATGAGTCCCTGCCCCATTACGACCTCACATTGATAAGTTCACTGGTCGGATAGTCGGTCTGCCGCTCGTTGGCGTCGAGTGCCTGCGCTTTCTGTAAGGCAATCGGGTACTGGTTGGCCGCCAGGGTCGAGAACTTGGCATCTTTAGCCAGCGGCGAAACCAGTTCAAGGGCGATCCCCCAGGCTATGGCGCTACATACTGCTGGCGTGAACAGCGCCGTGCTAGTGACGAACGCCGTATAAATCAGCTCGGCGTCCTCCTGGTCGGTACAGATCGCCCTGCCCTCGTTGACCGTGTTCGCCGTAACCTCGAAAGGTATCCGGTTCGTCGCGGTCGGCGCCCGCAGTCCCTCGTAGACGATGGCCCGGGCCTTCAGGCAGTCAGACGGATACTGGTACTGGTAAGTCCAGTTGGTCGGCGGGTCGCCCACCGACGCGAGCGCTACACGCTTTCGAGCAAACGACCAGTCGAAACTCTCCAGCACCTGGTCGCGGACAATCGGATAGATGACCTTGCACAGTTCCGCAGCCACGCTCGCCTCATTGAGCGAGTTGATCCGCTGGGAATGCCCGATCCGGAACAGCGCCAGATTGCAGATTGAAACGTCAGACTGTGCCATGTGCTAGTCTCCAGTCCAGTCGCTTTGCATCTCGGAGAACACGGCGGGATAGCATCCCGAATAAGTAGCGAATCCAATCTTGTGACCGCGGCCTTCGGTCTTCGGAGTGTCGGCCAGCACCCGGCGAGATACGGCGCCGGACGTGGATGCGGTAGGAGTCAGGTAGACAATGCAATCGGTCGTCGAGTCCATTTGGAAGATCTTGGTTTTGGAAAGGTTGAAGGTACGCTTGGCAGCCGAGGACATGGCATGGAACACGTTGGGCGCGTACACCTGAATACCTTGCCCCCTGGAGTTGTAAATCGTGTCGCCGTCAGCGGCAAAGGCAGCGGCCACCAGCGCCACCAGGAGAGCGATAACCAAAAACGCCGGGTTAAATAGTCTCATGTGAACCTCATGAAAGAAAGGAGGGACCGAAGCCCCTCCCGGTTGGTTAAATCACGCTTTCGTCGTCAAGGTCGGCCATCGGTTCGCGGGGCGGGATAACCTTGCCACCCGCCACCTTGAGCGCCAGCATCTGGTCGAGCAGGTCGCCAAGTTCGGCTTTCGTGGCGCGTGCGTCGTAGGCTACCCCGGCAGCATCAAGTTCCGCCATGATCTGCTTTTTGGTCTTGCCCTTGCCGTCTTCCCTTTCGGGGTCGGGCTCGACTTCCAAACCCTCGGCAGATTCGAGGACCTCCATGCACTTTTTGCTCGGTTTCTGGCCGTCACGCAATTTCACGATCTGACCGGGATGGCGAAGCGCGCCGTTGACGAAAGCGAGTTTAGTTATACGGACAAACATCGCTCACCTCCTTAGATGGCGTCAGGGTAGGCTCTCCAACCGTGCGGGTCCTTGGTCAAGAAAGCGTTGATCGCGCCGGCGGTGACGGTCGTGGTGCCGATGGTGCAGAGGATGCCGAGATACCGCTCGTAGGCATCGGCAGGCAGTGCACCGAAATAGATCACACCACCTGCGTTCAGTTCTGCGGAGTTGGCAGCAGCATCGTCGGTTGTATACGACGGGCTAGTGATATGGACCGAGGCCGAGCCGTCGGTGGCGATAGCAGCAGCAGCATCGGACGCCAGTTTGAACACGATAGTCCCGGCAGACCCAGCAGTGATGATTTCAGTCGAGGTCTGGATGCAGAGGTAGATCGGTTCGCCGTCGCCGAGGTAGTTGGTCGTGCCGCCCAGGTCAATAACGTCGCCAAGCAGTGCGGTACCGGCAGTAGCAGCGCAAGAGGTCGCGTCGCAAAATTCGTTGAGTTCGTCGAGAAGCATATCGTTCCCCTTTCAAAAGGAAGCGGGGAGAGTGTTACCCCTCCCCGGTTATTGGTTAGATGCCGGTCTCAGTGGACAGGATGGCGTCGGAACGTCGGACCGGGATACCATCGAACATCGGCTCGCGGATAAGCGCACCATTCGGGCGGGTAAGTTGCTCAATGGTCAGGGTGCTGGAGGCGATCTTGTTCATCATCTGCCGACGGAGATAACCGCGCACGGTACGGTTGGCGTAGAACACCGGCTTTCCGGCGTTGATGTTCGGGATCAGGTCGATTGCCTGAGCCATCAGGTCGATCAGGTCAGGACCGGTTGCGGCGTTTTTCACCAGGTCTTCCTCGTCGATATTGATACGGACGACATAGCGCCAGTCCTTGACATGCAGGCCGCAGTCCCAGCGGTAGTGCGACTCGTACGCCTGCATGTTGCCGCTGGTGGTGCGAAGCGTTACCTCGCCGTGGTCGTTGAACTGCAGGCCAGCTTTCGATCCCTTAGGATAGATGCCGTGCACGTTCTCGCCCCAGCAGATCAACCAGATGGAAGTATTGTCCGAACCGTCGGGGGTTGCGGCGGAGGTGATGATGTTACACCCGTTCTCTGCGCTCTGGCTGTTGTACTTCGGACCGAGGCCAGTAAATGCTTCCGGCTCGGTGGACTCATCGCCATAGAACAGATACGTTGCCATCTTCTGCGACATGGACTCAATGAACGCCCGGTCTTCAGAAGTACGGAAAGCAGCGGTGTTGCCGTTCAGGTCGGCCAGCGCCTTATCGACCTGTGCATAGGCTTCGAGCATGCCGCAGTTGTCAGTTACCTGCGCGGTGCGGGATTTGCTCGACGGAACATAGCCGTAGAACTTGCGGAAATAGACATCCGGCAGACCGGTACGAATAGTACCGCGGTGTCCGGTCGGAAGGTTGCCTTCCTTCCATACCATGTCGTCGAGGATCGGGTTCGTCTCGTTGAGGATCTCGGCGATCATGGCGATGTTGCCGTCGGGGTCGGTGCGCTTGGAGATGTCAAGCAGCGTCGGGTAGAGGGTAGAGAGTGCACTCATAGCTTAAATCCTTTCTGTCCGTCATCACGACGGTCAAAGAGTTGCGGTCCTGCCTCGCGGCGGTCCTGGTTTCGGTTACGTTTTATATTTGAGGTACGGGGATTTTTCCTGACCTGCTGTCGATTGGCCCGGCAGGTTCGGGTCATCGCTCATCTGTTTGCCGACTCGTATCATCAGCCGGATGACTTCGGGATGGTTGCCGAATCCGTACTCGTCCATCGCCTTCCTGAGTTCCGGCGTGGCAAACTGGTCCATGGCTTTCTTGGCGAAATGAAAGTTTTCCTCGAACTTTTCACCACCGTATTCCTTGTCACCTTTGGCCTGTTCGCCCCACTCGGAGCGGATCGCGTCCCACTGCGCGGCGGCGTTCGCCTGGTTCTTTGGCATGATCTTCTCATGGTAGAGATTAACCAGTGCCTGCGCCTTTTCCTGGGAGAGTCCGAGTTTCTTGAAATGTGGGATGAACTCGGCGATGATTTCCTTGTCACCTTCAGCGTGACCGTCGGGCAGCGTGAACTCGGCGTACTCGTCGGGCGGCGGTGCGTTCCACGCTTCGCCCTTGGCCCTCTCTATGTCCTCTTTTTCACGCTCCTCATCGGTAAGGGCAGCGCGTCGTGCTTCTTCGGCCTTGGCAGAGGCGATCGCCTCCTGCTTGGTCTTTACTTCATCCTCTGAAAACAGTGCGGCGTAATCGACCTGATTATCGCCACCACCTAACAGCGTCCCGGCATCGCCGGTGTTGCCGTCAGTACCTGCGCCCGTTCCGTCGTCATTCGGATTCGGATTCACGTTGTCGCTCACGTTCTGCCTCCTTCGCCTCTTGGCGGGCTTTCGCCTCTTTCGCCATCAGGATATAGCCGTCAGGATCGACGGCCATTATGTCACTCAGGAGCACCAGCCCCTGGTTGCGTTGTC